GTATTACCGCATCGGCAATATGTAGGCTCTAAGTTTATCGTATCTGCCTGAAAATCAGCGTAACCCGCTTTAAGAAGTAGTTGCACCAAGTCCCCAAACCGCATAAATGCTAGGTAATCCTCCGCAGTTTCACCTTGACCATTCATGCGGCAAACCACGGCTGAGAGCTCTTTACCCTCTGACCTCTTGTGAACTTGGCGCAACCACTCTAGGGGCTGAAAGGCGGTTCTTGCCTTTATCTCAATGTCGAACGGGACATTGTAGACATCCTTACCAGCTCCTCGACCGACACTAGCGAATCGCCACCATTGTTGCAAGTAGTCGACGACCACGCGCTCCGTACGTAATCCTCTATCCTTGCGATGGCGAGTCATGCTATGCCTTTCCTGTAGATGTAACTGCGTGACACTTAGGGCATGACCATGTATATCCCGCTACAGGGTTTCCACCCGTTACTACGATATCTTCCATCGGAAAAGGCTCGTTGCATAAATGGCATACTGTCGTAATCTCAGGATGGATAGGTGGTTGCGGTATTTGCGGCACGTTCATTAGCTCTCTCATAATTGCAATCGTTTCATCGCTTGGAAACTTCTCCCAGTCTCCGTCCTGATTCATGAACTCTAATGTACCCATGTCACCACTTCGCTTTCTGAGGTTGCCATGATCCATCTGGCGCTATTTCATACCAGACAATGTCTTCGCAACCTTGCCCTGTTGACTTGTTCCAAACTGAACACTTGAAATGTCCATATGGCTTACCAGCCTTAGTCGTTCCGGTCTTCCATGCCATGTCTAGCCCACACTTGCATCGCGGCACGTCTTTCTCGGTCTGACCACCGATGATTGATTTTACTAAATCGACTGCCTCATCCACGTTAGATACTGGCGCAGCTTCTCGAATAGTCCACGGATCGTCTTCCTTTGCGATTGGCACATAAGTTGAGCCAGTCTGACTCATCTTTGCCTTAGTAGCCGCTAAGGTCGCTTCAACCTCAGACTTAGCCGCTACCTTGCTCATTTCCTCACGGCTGGCGCGCTTGCCTTTAGTTGCATATCCCGCATTAGCCAATGCGCGACCGATAGCAGACGTTTCACAATTTTCAAGCGCAGAAGTAGCGTTAACCCCTCGCCCTTGTACCGTCTCCTCGGCGAGTCCAGTCGTCCAAGCTCTAGGATCAGCTTCTGTTCTAAAGATACTTGCTTCAACGATGAAACGTGAAGCCGTACACTCCAATAATCTTGTATGAATTTGCCCATCTGGATGCTCCTTCCAAAACTTAATAAGTCTTTCTTCTACGGTCTCGTAATCAGCTAGATTAAACATAGAGTTCATTCTCCTCAGTATGTAATTGACCCGCTATGGCAACGTACGCTGCGAGGTCGATGTAAGTGTCTGTCTTAGCAGTTTCCATGCTTCTTGCGATTTTGACCAATGCCATACAGATTGCAACCTGATAGTCCGTAATTGGCATTTCGAGGTATGCGCTCCAGAGTGAGGCGGTGCGCTGCATATTGTCTGAAGGGTGACCGTAATCAAGTCCTCGGTCTTGGATTGTGGCTCTTGCCTCGTTGAGATAGTCACGCGCGTTCATCGCTTATCTCGCTGGAATGACTCGATACGTCCTTCTACCTTGCCATCTGATACACCAATCATGTACCCGAGGCAAACCATTACTATTGAATAAGCTACTACTGCAAAGAAACTCATAATGCCCTTTCCGTAGACCGAATTTCGGCTACAGAAAGAACTTTACAATGGTAGTTCTACCTCGACTAGCATATTTTGATAACGAAATGGTAACGATTAGGAAGCACAAAACCCCCTGTTTTGCAGGGGGCTTGGCGGACAACGCCGGATTGCTCCTTTGTCGTAGTCAAAGTATATCAGAATCTTCTATTGCATCTACGGCGTCGTCGATGGTGCGCTTAATGTCAACGTCTAGATCGTCCATAGACCTTGCCCTGTACCGTGAATGTGCCGTCTTTCTCAATGTAAATGAGATCCACTTGAACGTTCTTGCCCTTGACGTACATGATGGCGAACGCCTGTTGCCAATTAGCCGTCCCTTTGGTGTATGAGGCTTGTTTGAAGTCCATAAGGTTACCAACCTCAACCCCATGTAAAACACGCCCTAAACGCCCTCCAGAGGCTTCTGTGAAGCTGCTACGCCCCGCTCTGTGAGTATGTCCTGAGATTATGTTCTTACCGTGTCTACGAGCCGCTTCAAGGGCTGAAAGACCGCCCTGTGGCTTGATGGGAGTATGGTCGCCATGAACTGCCACCCAGTTAGGGGCTAGGGTCATAGGGGTTTTATGGAAGGTAATGCCAAGCTCGTCGAACTTCATGAACTTCTCAAAGCGAAGCTCTGGCAATGATAGGAATGATGGAATCTTACGCATAATCACGTTATAGAGGCGGTCGGTGTGATTGGATCGTATGCAGTCGGTAACACCCAATTCCCAGAGAAGGTCTACGCACCTGTCTCGGTCGTCGCCTAGCGACTGTGAGTATTCTTCTGGCGTTCCCTGAGACCACTTGCTGATGGTCTGGAAGTCAATCTCGTCACCAATGGTAACTGTCTGGTCTGGATTAAAGGTCTTTAAGAATCGTGCTATGTTCTGAGTTACATGGACGTCCTCGAAAGGAACCTGTAAGTCGCTCAGGATAACGATTTTCTTCATTAGTCCTCGTCGTCGTCGTCCTCGTATGGCTGCGAGTCGATTCTGTTAGGTAGTTTAGGAAGAATCCAATCTGGAAAGGCATCTCGTTCTACTATAATGCCCATAGCAAGTTCTACTGAGAAACCAGCTTTACGCAATGATTTATACCACTCGTTGAGAGCGATAGCATGACTATCTAAAGCGTTGTAGGTTTCTAGGTCGATGACTTGCTTCTTCCTTGCCATAGCTTTATTCTCCCTTAGATAGCAACATTTCATAGATTTTATCTACGCGTGTCTCCAAACGATTTACAGAGTCTTTAAGACTAGATCCGCTATTGGGCTTCAGTTCCGCTAAATAATGAAGAACTATAAAGCGAAGAAGAGCAGCTACACCAGTCAGCACCGTCACGATGGCTACTGCAATAGCAGAGTAGTCCGCTAGGTTCATTCTTTATGGTCAACGGCATCGACCGCAGCCTCCACCGTATCTACTACAACGTCAGCAATGGACTTATGGGAGCGGTATGACTTGATAGCCTGACGGATTGCTGGAATGGCTGCAACACCACAGAGAGCGAAGATAGCGGTTTTCATTACTTTCCTCCTAAGAGCGGGATATTAAAGAACGTAGAATCCATGTCGCCCTGTTGAGTGAAGCTGATATGGCAATGATGATTGTGCTTATTAATGCCATCGTAAGGACGCCAAGCCCAAGACTTCTGAGGCGAGGCAATTCTTCCATCGAATATGACGTAGGCAATGCGCTTATCTCCGGCTTTTGCGCAAAGTCTAATCTGGTCAGCAATGTCAGGCATGAGGTCTGGCTTGGCTTTACCAGAGACATCTCTATCAACATCGATTGCTCTAACAACCTCAGTCGGTGCAAGAGGGTTATGATCACTAGGACGCGATGCGTGGCGTGCGTCGCCAATCCATCCATCGGAACTGCGATCTCTATCAGGGAAGGTGTCATCGAACTGCTCCCTTAATTGTTGTCCTGCTTTACAGAGCCACGGCTTCATGCAAGTAGTAGTTCTGCTTCTTCTGCAGTAATGCCAAGTCGCTTGAGAAGTCCAGCTTTAGCCTCAGCCTTAAGGGCTGCTGCAGTTGCTTCTTCTGCCTTTGCTGCCTCAGCTGCTACGCGGTCATCCTCGCGTTGTTTCATTTCCTCAGCGGTAAGTTCTACCTCTGTGACTTCGCCTGTTGAGCAGTCAATGATTACTTTAGTTGGATTAGGCATTATTTACTCCATATAGGTAGGCGGTTGAGTATTGAACCCATGATCCAGAATTAGGAGTCAGGGTTATGGTTGTAATTGCAGAAGTGCTAGAAGTTAAACCAGCATCAAGTGAAGCCATGCCAGCGGTTGCATTGTTTTCGACTACCGAATCTACAGAATAAGATTTAGCTACCGCGCTCAAATAATTTGGAAAATAAATTTCTAAATTTCCAAAAGTATTTGAAGTTGTAGTGCTTCCATTTGCATAAGTCCATAAAGTCGAGCCGTTATAAGAAGAAGCAGCAGATGAACCATCTCCGTAAATGAAGCGATGAGAACCCGAAGCTGAATTAACAGTAATGAGCGTAGATATTTGAGGTGAACCCCCATCTGCCGCATTTGCTCTAAGGCTTCCTTTAAAAACTAAATCAGTATAACCAGTAGGAATTGAAGTAAAACTAACACTAGCTGCGCTTCCAGCGCCTACGGTGACTGAACCAATAAGGGTGTAAGTAGTAGCCATTATGCCGCCTTAATTCCGTAGAGGGTTGCAGTCGTGGACGTAGTCCAAGTAGCCCCGGATGCAGTATATAAATCGACTTGGTTGATTGCTGAAGTAGAGCGCCATAGCCCCACGCCTACTTGAGCTTGGTTAGCTGCGTTACTGTTGCGAGATATAAAGGTTTTATAGGTGGAAGTATTTGAATAATTTTGAATCTGGATAATGTAAGTACCCATTCCGGTAGTTGCGTATCCCGGATACGAGAAAGATGTCTGAGAAGAATCTCGATAAGATGCTGCGCTAGAACCATCTCCTGCCAATACTGTCATAGAGTAATTTGAGCCGGTATCGTTATTAAATCTCATGCGGGTATTGTTGCCTGTATTTACTGATCCATTTACTACAAGAATTAAATCTGTATAAGTTGATGGAATAGAAGTGAATGAAAGAGTGCCGCTAGATCCTGTCGCGGTATAAGTCGCTATCGGTTCATAAGTAGATGCCATGATTACCCCTTAATCCCGTAAAGCGCAAATGATGAGTATTGCTGAATGAGCCCTGAATCCTGAGCCTTGAACACTAGAGAGGTAACCGCTGAAGTGTTAATCCATAGACCGGAGTCTAGCGAAATATCGCCTGAGCCATTCCGGTCGTTTCCGAATAGTGTGCGGGTGACTTTGTTCTTATTCGTATCCGCGTAGTCGAGAATATCCATAATAGAAACACAGAAACCTGAGCCGCCTTGATATCCGGCAGATAGTCCAGTAGGAGATACAGAAGGCACGAAGGACGAAACGCTAGAGCCGTCAGCGTATAGCTCATGATCTTTATAGTTTGACCCTGTATCGCCATTAAAGTTTCCGACGAGGTTTGTCGGGTTAGCTAGTTTCCAGAATGCTCGAACCTGCAGGTGTTTATAGGTAGAAGGAATTGAGCTAAATGTAACCGTTGATGAGCCACCTGAACCTACCGTTACCGTAGCAATAGACTCATAAGAGTTGGTCGAAGGTGCGACTCCTCCTGTAAGTGTGCCTGAGATTACATTAAGCAATCGCGCCCACCACGTACCAGTTATTAGCTGAGGTCTGAATCAGAGCGCATGACTTATATTGAGCCAAAGATGGAGATGCTGCAGTTGCGCCAGCTGATAGGACTGTAACACCTGAGGCTCCTGATATAACTACGGCTCCTGCGCCTTTGTTAAGTACGGTGATGCAGCAACCTACAGGGAGCGCAACGCTGGCATTGGTTGGGATGGTAAGAGTAGAAGCTGATGCATTGGATCGCGTAATGAGTACCTGATATTGGTCAGTTAGGACAGGTGTGTAGCTAGTGCCTGTCTGGTCATTTAGCGTAAACGCTACTAGCCCATTAACGGTCGAAGCGGTGAGAATATCACCTGTCGCTGCTGGTAGTCCTGATGCCATGATTCTCCTAGTAACCTAATGTATTAGTGCCGATTATACCGTAATACGCTGAGCCAACCACGAAAGCGTCCGCAATAGGCTCAAGAGTCGTAATTGTTGCCATCATTTTGTTAGGGGTTATATCCCAGTTAATACCCTGATATTGAAGGTTCTTGACAATGGTTGAACCGTCAGGCTGGATATTAGTGATAAGCAAATTGTCAAAGAAATCCAGACCAATCATCGTATCTGTTGGAACTGCTGGATCTAGTAAATCAACCACCATTTCGTCAATACGGATAGTAGTTTCTTGACGTGTAGCCACATATTCCAAAGCGATATTATTAACTATCGTATCGGTCTCGGCCACTAAATCTGTTTGAGTGATTGAGTGTGGAAAATATTTATTGACAGAAGCCACGTTTTGAACTGACTGGGTAGAGCCACCGACTCGGGCAAAGTTAGCCTGATTAATAATGAGCTTGTCGTCAAAAGAGAATTTAAGGTTACGGTATGGAATACCGCCGGATTGATTAAAAGCTACCGGTGCTTTAGCAAGAGAATTGAAGACATCTGTACGGTTCTTAAATATTGCCGTTCCAGAGCCATTCATATAGAAAGCGCCAGTTTCAGATACATCGCAATTCTTGAGAGCTGCGAGAGCAGTTCGGGAAGTGCCAGGATCTACTACGCAAGTATTAAGCCCGGTTGAATAAGTGCGCATAGATGCAGG